GCATCGCCTCAAGTAAAGGCTCATACAATGCCTTGGCTACAGCAGCACCAGCACCAGGGTCATCAAAGGAATTTATACTTCCAGCCCCTATCATCTGTAGTGCGTTAGATGCAATGTCAATATCGGAAGCCATATAAACCCCTTTTACAAAAAAGCCCCACCCCCGAAGGAGTGAGGTAACAATACTTAGTCAGTCAGTGGTTCTTAGGGTATTTCCACACCCGTACTGAGAACAGTAGTACCTGCACTCCGATCAATTGTTAGGATATAAAGACGGGTATCGCCAGCATCAACACCTAACAACACATCGCCTGTCTGAGCCACCCCAGCAACAAAAGAACCGTCAAAGTAATTAGCGCCTGTAATCGTATCCGCTACTGCTGAATAAGACCACATCCTAGGCGCATCACTATTGGCCATGCCTGACAACGGTAAAAAATCATCTGAGTCAAATGCCATGAAAGCCTCCTAAAAAGCCCCCGAAGGGGCTAGTCTATTAAGCCAGCGTTAGCGTAGAACTTAACGTGGTTACAACATCCGCAGCAGAGATAGCATCGACAAGAACTAGCGTAAATGTCTGTATACCTCCATTAGCGTCTACTGACCAGATTAAGTCATTAACATTTAACACGCCTGCCACATCGTCAAAGTAACCAGAACCAACAACAGTAGCTTTCGCGTCTGCCGTGGTATAAGTCCAGTGACGAGGAGCATTGCTGTTTGCCATACCCGATAAGGGCAAAAAAGTACCTGCTGTAAAAGCCATGATTATACCCCTTCGTCGTATTGGATTTTAACAATGCCTTGAGGCTCACGCGCTGAACAACCGGCTTTGTAAATGCCGTTAGCTAGCCATGAGGTCTTCTGAGCAACCCAGTCAATCGTAGTCTTCATGTCGATACCGATAGCGATACCGATAGACTGCTTCTGCCAAGCGAACGCCGTGCGGTCAGCAGCAACACCCGGTAGACCACCCTCAGTACGAGTGCCTATAACTTTAAACTTGAAGCCTAGGAAGGTATCAAGCTCACCGTTAACCAGCGCTTTAACACTGTTGAAGTCTGTCGAGGTTACTGTGCTATCTTCTAGCAACTTCTGCAACGCTTGAGCACGGACAACAATGTATCGACCCTCGGCCTCAGACTCAATATCATCTAAGTGGCCCTTAGCACTACGAATAGCTGCTAAGTCAAAGTTACGAGTGGCAGAAATATCGAACACGCGGCCAGTATCAGGATCGCCATCGTTAGTAGCTGCAAAGCTAAAGCCTGCACCACCACCACCAGTACCACCAGCAAGCGTATCAATGATTAACTGATCTTCACGACGACCAATTGCCTTAGCAATAGTCTGCGCTAGTTCGGTTTTCTCATCGAAGTTAACTTCCGCTTGGTCGAAAATGTCCGTATATTCTGGAGCATTCCAGTTGCCAAGAGTAGCTGTTTGGCGTGCGTGGCTAATGTCCATAGGCGTTACATCAGCTTGTGAGGCTTTCTGATTCGCTAGACCTTTACCCATTCGAGTGAACTTGTAAGCTTCACCTGTTACACCTGTACGGACTGTTACACACTCCCGTAAGGTTTTCATACCTTGATATTCGTGCTTCACCTCGGAGTCAAACTCCGTGACAGCAGCATTAGTTAGATTCTTAGACATAATATGTCCCTCTCTATTTAAACAAGTATTTTCAGCTCTAGCACTTGTCCAAATGGGGCGCTATTACTGGAATAAATTAATATCCGTAATACCGGCCCAGAGGGTTATCGATAGGATGCTTATATTATAACCGCATGGCTAACAGTTGCAAATATCAGTTAATTCTGAATGTGGCGGAAGATACTAGAACATCATTGGTCGTATCCTCATTAGTTACAAATACCTCAACGTAATTAGTCGAAGAGAATATAGCCTGCCAGGGTATCGTGATAGAAGTGGGATTACCGGAGCTTGCTGTGCCCGTCCTCAATGAATTAGCAACAGCCACACCATTAATAGCAATCATTGCGCCCATTACCTGAGAGCCGCCTAATACTGGTTCAATCGTCACTGCCGCCGTCAACGGAAGGTGTACAGGTCTAACACCGCTATAAGTAAATCTTCCCGCTGTTGTTCCTGTACCTTGACTATCAAATTCAACCACCCATGTACCCGCCGCCAACACCCCAACACCAGCACTACTTATCGTTGTGTTAGTAGCGTTGCCTTGCATTGACAACAATCCGTCTGGATGTGTATCACCGATATTGTCATTAAGTATGAATTGCCATGAGTCATCATCGTTAGATATGTTGTTTAATGGTGTACCATCGCCACCGATAAAACTATTACCGATAACGCCTATCCTGCCGGCCTCCATGTTGCCAGAACTTACAAGACCGCTTATAGCCGTACTACCAACAGGCCCAGTGATCGAACATTCACCAATACTAATATCTGAAAAGGTGGCAGAACCAAAATCAACCACAGTCATTATGTTGGCTGTAACGATTATCGAGTCAAAAGCAATAAAACTATTGCCTGTACCTGACCATGTTAGACCTGAAGTTGTAATGCCAAAAATAGAGGTGTGAGTAAGGGTAAGCAATCCTCCCGACACACCACCTGGAGAGTCACAAGACGAACACACACATGAGTTCATCACAACAAAGCCGGGGCCGCTATGGTCGAGCATGTCTGAACTGGCACAACTGAAGTTTAACTGGAACATATAAAATCGAGATGTGGTCGTAAACATCGGATCAGTGCCGGTATACACCAAGACTGGGACGTTTAACGATGGCCCCATTAATGCAGAGTTCACTTCACATATAAACCGTTTAGCCGTAGTGACCACATCACCGAGCTTATAAACAAAGCCAGTCTCTAGCGTGATGGTCGTAGCGTCTTGGGTAGGAAACTCGGCCTCACTGTTAATGATTATCTCTTTAGCTGATCCACCACCGAAGCTAGGCTCTGTCACCGTGCTAGTAGTGGCTGATACCTCGACAATTGCAAAGCCGTCGCCAGTCTGGGCAAACATTACATCACCCGCTTCTAGCTGGTTTTCTTTATCGACAAAGTAACCGGCACCCTTGATCGTAGCTAGAGTGTCAGTAGTTGAATAAGAGTACACCGCTGGAGCGTCCGATGACTGTGGACCTACTGGCGCAAAGGTTGACTGTGTAAAAGACATGATTCCCCCGTATAATGAGTATGTCTGGTGGGGAATAGGTATTTGTACCTATGTCCTTGGGGGGAATTTCCCCACCAGACGCCTGTTTAACCTACTGTAATAATATTTTCACCTGGCATAGCCTCAGCGAACTTTTGACGAACCATTTTCGCATAAGCAGGATCGGTCTGCATCTTACGATTACCGTTATCATCCTTGGCGAATTGTAACGCCTCAAGCTCTTGACGACTAACAGCGCTAGCAGGGTTAACATCGCCAGTCTGCATGGGTGCGTTCTTACTCTTAGCTATCAATGCTTCAATAGCTTGCACACCCGCCGCAGTAGTGGCAGCATCCTGTAACCCTTCAGCTTGTTCTGGTGTTAGGTTAGCTTTAGCCCAATTATCAATGTTACTAACTCGCTGTTGGGCGCTGTCGCCTAGCTTGCCCATCTCTTCAGCTACACGCGCTGTCTCCGCTTCACCGCCTGCAATACCATCGGCATACTGTGACTCGACAAACATATTAACCAGCTTGTTGGCCATATCCTGACTCATGTTCGAGTCTTTCGCCATCTCTGTAAACTCAGTGATTAATGGGTCATCACTGCTAAGCTCCACACCCGCCTCGGTTAATTGCTCACTTAATGCGAACTCATACGACTCAGGAGCACCCGTAAAGGCACCGAACTTGCCTGATAGCTGGTTGTATGACTCAAGCACTTGATCGTTATTAACCGATTTAGTCTCGTTGTTCCAGAACTTCTCAGGTACATTCTCAGGGCGCTCGATAGCATCAGCCACAATGGCCGCGTTATCTGCCCCGCCCTCTATTGCTTCTTCACTCATAGGTTACTCTCCACTGATTGTATTGAGGTGATTAGGTTTCTAATGAACCGCTTTTCACCCTCGTTTAAGCCAGCAGCCAGTACGGTGCTGTCTTGGTCTAGCGTGGGTGTCATTATGAGGCTGTCTCGCCACTTAGCTAATAACTCCGCACCCTTATCATTCTGTACAAATACTTGATGTAGCAGAATGTTGTTCTTTTCCATCTGAGCCTTGAATCTGTCTGTCTGATCTAAGCCAGCTTCGACATACTCATCAATGCTATTCTCCGGTAGGGGTTCCATTGCCTTGCTCCACTGGTTGCTGCTGTTGTGCGGCTTGCATTATTTGTTCCGATGCCGCTTTAATCTCTTCTGGTGATCGTGCCAAATCCGCTATAGGTAGGCCTAACTTGCCAGCAGTCCACGCGGGTATGTTCTCAATCTGTGCGCCCAATGCCATTACTTCTGGTGGTAACTGTTGCATCTGAGCAAACCACACCTGAAATGCTTGAAACTCTTCTTGCGCCTCAGCCTGCGCTAAGGGTGACTGCATCTTAATGCTAACTTCCTTGCCGTCAACCTTGAGAGGGGGTAAGCGTCCGTTAGATGAGAGTATATCGACGCCACGGGTAACAATAGCCTTGACCTTCTCAGTATTCAAACGGCCAAAGCTAGTACCTGAAGATTTGAGCATATCCTGTATTCTTAACATCTGCTCTGTTGCAGACTTAACAGGGTCATCCACTTCACCCAATGGATTAGCAAACAGCGCCTTATTGATATTAGCCTGTAAGTCTTCGAGAATTATCTGGCCTACATCTAACCGGCCACTATTCTCTAAAGGTTTAATGGATGGGTTCTGATTAGAGTTACTGCCAACAGGAATAATAGAGCCAGGTGCAAGAGTTACAGTGTGAGGGTTCCACGAACCATCCGATATACCTGTATAAACGCCAGTCATCTG